GGCCGCACCATTTCAGAACTATTCCGGCGGTGTCCTTCTCGCGGACATCGTCAAGCGCAATAACCTCAGCACCTATGTGTCTGAGGCCATCAAGGAGCGCAGCCTCTTCCTGAAGAGCGGCGCTGTTGTTCGCAACAGCCTGCTGGACGCCCGCGAAGGCGGCACTCGCATCCAAGTCCCCGAGTTCAATCCCGTGGCTCCCACCGAGGAGATCATGGACGGAACCGCAACCTGGGGCACCAGCACCGCTGGCTACCTGACCCCCCAGAAGATCGGCACCGCCACCCAGGTGGCCACCATCTGCCATCGCGGTTTCGCTTACGCGGTGGACGACGTCGCAATGCTCGCGGCTGGTGAAGACCCAATGCTTCACATCCGCAACCAGCTGGCCGACGCCATCAACAAACTGAACAGCCAGCGTCTGTTCAGCCAACTGGCCGGTCTGTTCGGCTCCGCTCTGTCTGCCAACAGCCTGGACCTTGGCGTGGCTGCCGCCTCCGGCGCCGCCGAAGCCAACTTCCTGACTGGCGCTGCAGTGGCTCGCGCCCGCAACCTGCTGGGTGAGCGCGGCGACGAACTCGACACCCTGGTGGTCCACCCCTCCGTGGGCTTCTACCTGTATCAGGTCGGCCTCCTGACCTTCTCGACCTCCGCCCTGGCCGCCTCCGGCGCCGTGGTGTGGGGCGGCGGCGGTGTGGGCGTTGGCGCCCGTGCAATCGGCGAATTCGCCGGCTGCCGCGTGATCATGGACCCTCTGGTCAACACCGTTGCCCCTGGTACCGGCGGCCACCAGCGCGAGTTCTATTGCTATCTCACCAAGTCGGGCACCATCCTCGAAGGTGTGCAGCAGGACCTCCGCATCGAAGCCGACCGCAACATCCTCTCCAAGCAGGACGTGCTCTCGGTCGACTACCACTCTGCCTACCACGTGATGGGCACCAAGTGGAACTCCGGCTCCGACAACCCCACCAACGGCACCCTTGCCACCTCCGGCAACTGGCAAGCCACCTACGACATCGACCTGATCCCCCTGGTTCAGCTCACCGTCAACAGCCCCCTCGACACCTCCACCATCTGATAATCAGATTGCGGACGAAACGGCCCCACTTCGGTGGGGCTTTTTTATTGCAGCTACACTGAAACAAAGAATGTGCAAATAGGGCTGTGGCCGCCACAATCGACGCCACTCTGAGTGGAGCATCCTCCAACAGCTACGTGACGCTGGCGGCTGCCAACAGCTATTTCGAAACGGTCCCCGATTCCGCCACCTGGACCAACAAAACCGACGACCAAAAGAACCGCGCCCTAATTTCCGCCACCCGCTGGATCGACAGCCTCAACTTTTACGGCGACCGCTGCGACGAAGGTCAAGCCCTCAAGTGGCCCCGCAACAACTACGACGTCGACGGCGTGGAGCTGGAGTGCTCTTTCATCCCCAACGACATCAAGTACGCCACCTACGAGCTGGCCCGCGCCCTAGCCAACGACACCGGCGCCATCACCGACAGCACTGGCACCACCGGCCTCTACGACGAAGTCCAGCTCGGCGACCTCCGCGTCAAGTACAACAAAGCCAGCCAAGCCGTCGGCACCATCAACAACGTCTTCGACGTCTACCCCTGGCTCCAGTCCTATCTCGGCGCCTACTGCCTAGGCGGCTCGGGCACCTACCAGTTCCGCATCTTCCGAGGCTGACATGGCTGGAGCACTCGACACCCTTTTCAAAAGCGTCGCCAAGGACATCGTCGCCGAACTTGGCACCGCCCTCGACACCACCATCACCTACACCCGCAAAGTAACCCCCAGCTACGACGTCGACACTGGCGCCCTAACCACCACCAACACGACCTACTCCAGCATCAAAGTTCCAGTCGAGTTTGTTGTCTCCGAAGAAGAGGAAGGGCGCGAACAACGCCAAGCCAAGATCTACATAACTCCCGATCTGATCGGCAGCAACCAACCAACTCTCCAGGACGAAGTCATCCTTTCCTACGCTGGATCTAACCGCACCGCCCAAATCACCGACATCCGCACCTATCGCGGCGGCCAAACCTACATCTTCATCCTGCTGGTGCGCTTCTAATGGCCAACCGCAGCTACAAGAACATAAAGTCCGACATACGCGCTCAACTCACAGCAGACTTCAACGCCCTCATACAAATTGCCCTCGAAGAACTAACACGACCAGAAGTTAGTCCCGTTCTTACAGGTTTCTTTGCCTCCAGCTGGAAAGCCTCGACTACCCGTGTCCGTACCCGAGACGAACGTGAAAACTTTTCCCCGTGGGACAAAATTAAAACAGTATCTATGCCAAGTGGCTATGTGATTCTTGCTGCAGGCGAACAACCAATAATCCAGCCAAGACACGCGGTTTCCCAGTTCAAACTGGGACAAGCTGTGTTTATCGGAAACACAGTGAAGTACGCGGCAGACGCTCTGGCTTCTCCTAAAAACAAGATTCCTGAATTTGTACAAGGCGAAATGAACGATCTTGTGAAGTCGGTTTTCTCCGACAAAAATCGCCCGCGAATTCGAGTTGCAGCTCAACAAGGCGAAGGTGGCCGCAACCTCTTCAACTTGTTTGGTCCATCTCAGAAGTATGTTTCATACGAAGTCCCGGGTGAAGAGCCATGAGCCTCGTCAATGTTCGTGCCGCCTTTGAAAAAGCGGTCAAAACTGCCGTAAACGCCGCTGACAACACCGTCGTCCTGATCTACGACAACACACCCTTCACCACCCCCGGCAAAACCACCAAATACGTCTCCATCTCAGTCAACTTCAACCGCTCCACCCTTCAAAACATGGGCGGCGCCAGCGATTTCTACAGCGGCGTCATCTCCTGCCGCATCTACGTCCCCAAGGCAGCTGGAACTTCCGTCCTATCCGCTATCGGCGAAGCCGTTATCGACGGTCTTACCTCCGTCAACGCCTCCGGCTACACCGATTCCTACAGCTGCGACCCCCGTGTCCTAGACATCACAGGGCCCATTCCACTGGAAGTTGAAGACCGCTCGCATTTTATTGGGCTGATCTCTTGCCAGTTCACGGCAAACGCCTAGTGTATTATTGAACAAACCGTCGAGTTCCAATGCGAGCCGCCGAACTGCTCCGTAACAAATTCGGAGTCAGCCAGCTCTACAAGCACGAAGTCAAAATCGAAGGCGAGGTTGTACTAGAGGTGTACTGGCACCCTTTGACCATTGCTGAGCGGGAATCCATCAGCAAAAAGAGTGACTCCGAGGATGCCAACGAGTTCGCCCTCAATCTGATGATTGAAAAAGCCCTCGACAAAGACGGTAAGCGCCTCTTCGCCGATGGCGACCGCGCCACCCTCCGCCGCGAGGTCGAGGCCAGCATTCTCCAGGAAATCCAACTCGCCATGCTGACCTCCGGCACCGAGTCCAAGGTGGAGGAAGCGAAAGCCGCCCTGAAAAGCTAACAACGACTGGTTCTTCATCTACTTCCTCGCCAAAGAGCTGGGTCAGACCGTGACCCAGCTCACGCAGGTTATTACACAAGAGGAGCTACTCGGCTGGGCCGCTTTCTTTGAACTGCGCAACGAGCAGGAGGAAAAGGCTATGCAGCGCTCCAGAATGCAGTCCCGCGTCAACACGATGTAGTCGCAGTAAGCTGGAACGTAAGACTTCCGCCGTACCCCAGTGGCTGAATATAACGTCGATATTCAGGTAAAAGCCTCTACTGGGCAGGCAGAAAGGGATATTACGCGCCTAGTAGGAAAAATAAAACAAATTGAAAACATTGAATTAGTCCCCAAAACTACATCCACTGTTATTAAAAAAGCGGCTGAAGATGTAAACGGTCTCAGTAAAAGTTACAATCGTCTAAAAGCTACTTTAGGAGCAGGAGGTGTAGCAGGCGCTATTAGCCTGTTGTCACGAGGAGTCGGTGACCTAGGAAGTAAGTTAGCGGAAATTCCCGTAGGCCTAGGTCTTGGATCTCTACGAGACTTTGGAGAGCAGGCGGTTCAAGCCACTTCTGGTGTAAATCACCTTACTACTTCTATTGCCTCATTAGCCGGTAATGCACCACTAACGACTGCGGCTCTCGGTGCGCTTGGAGTAGCTGCATATGTATTTAGCGATCAAATAGGTGCGGCAACCGCTAAAACAGGTCAGTTTTTTAGAGAACTGCAAAACTTAGTTGCAGCTGGCGTTATTCGTGAATTGAATGAAGATATACAACTTACTAATAAAGGTTTTATTGAGTTAGCAAAAGGAGAAGGTTTAACAGGACTTAAACAGCTACTGCGCGACGCTCAGCAAGAATCTAATAAGTTGATGTCCTCAGATGAGGCTTACAGGGATTCTGTAATACTGACTCTTGATGTTCAAAAAGCAATAAATGAAGAGATGTCGCGCAGACGTCTTATTTACAGCAATCTTACATCGGATGAACGTGCTTTAAGAACTCAAATCGAGCAAAATCTTCGTGCAAGTAAGGCCGGAAGACAGGCAAGCGGTTTTGCGGAATTTAGTCAAGCCGCTGGAGCGCAAACTGCTATTGACAAGTCTGTCAGACGTCAACAAGACCGTCTGGCAAAGAGACTACGAGGGTTTGAATTTGAACTGCCCCAGTTGGCTTTGCCTGCTTTTGAAGAACGTGGATTTAAGGTACTTGTAGATAGTTACGACACAGCGTTAGGAAAAGCTCAGCAGCTTTCTAGCGCAACAACTACAGCAGCTAATGTTTCCGCTGCTTTAGCCGACAATAATACACGTGGAGCACGTTTTATACAAAAGAGTGCAGAGTATGCTGAACTACTAGGAGCGTACTACAAAAAAGATGCACTACCTGCTGCCAAGGAAACTAATAAACAGGTTTCTGCTACAGAAAAACTGTATAAAAATACCTTAGATATAACCTATCCGCAAATAGAAGCACAACGTCAACTTTTAGATCTAGAGAATAAACAGACTGCAGCAGCTAAACGAACCAATGCTGCACAAAAAGAGCGCGGCAAACTACTGGAGAATCTTGCCCTTGGCGCGGGCTTCCCTCTGTTGTTTGGAGGTGGGATAGGTGCTATCGGCGGCGGTTTAGCTGGCTCTTTCGTTGGGCAAGGTTTTGGTGGGCAGATTATCGGTAGTGCCGTAGGTCAAATTTTTGATCGCGCAATTCAAGCAGTAGGGGCACTAGGGCAAGCTCTTGTTCCAGCGACTGCGGATATTGGCGCATTAACTAAGGCCACAGGTCTGGTGGGCAGCGAAACAGAGGCTCTAATTAAAAGTTTCGACTCTGCCGATAGTTCGGCAACTGCGTTGGACGCAGCGACACGTCAAATGGCTTTGATCGTGGGTAATCAAGGAGTTAAGGCCTTAATTGAATTTGGAAGT